TAGGACACCAGTAAAGGGTGCTTGTTGCCCTTTCTGTAGTTCAGTTATAACTCCCTCTTGTGCCCAAGCAGGGAAAGCAAAGAGTATAACTAAAAATATGGATAGTAGTTGTTTCATCCTTTCTTTACTAACTCCTTATTTACAATGTCGTAGCCTTCCACAACTCCTACCTTTTCGTAGTCAAAGCCGGGGAGTAGGGCAATCTTTTGTTCTGGGAACTGACCATTCACAATAAACGAGCAAGCCTGACCTACTACTTCTGTGAATAGTGCTGGGTGGGATTTAGGGGGCATTGTCTGTATGTGTGCGTTGTAAGAAGCGATCTCGCCTTTAGCATCAAACTGTGTGCCTCGCTGAATGTGAGACATAAAATCGTGGACTGCCCTAAACTTTGCGTTTGTTTGTGGATCAAAGATGTCGTGTTCTGCGTCAAGGGTGGAAATCTTTATCACACCATTTTGCTTAACGTCTTGCTTTAGTTCCTCGGCATTCTCATATGGATGTTCTTCAACAAACTCAACATCAACAACGCCTTCAATCCTTTTGAACATCTTGTCAACAAAAGGCTTCATAGCCTCAAAAGAAGATACAGCACTCTCATCAAACTTGGGCGCTCTTGCGTATGCTGCGGCTACTAGCTCACAATACTTATCCCAGCCGTTTGGTCCGGGCTTTAGCATTAGCTTCTCGTTCATCAAGAACTTTCGCCAGTTTTCTAATATGAGTTTCATTTGCATACTCCGTTAATATCTCAATGTTTTTTTGCAAAAACGTTTTTGTCGTTGTAAATGGTTGAACCTTAGTCTCAACAAGCGTTTGCTTAGAGAGAAACAGTATAAGTCCAACAAAAAAACAAATAACAAAAACATATGAAACAAACCAAAGAAACATACAAACTCCTTTTTATAGCCTATTTCATATTCTACCCTACTTTTGTCATGTAGTCAATAAATTTCTGTTGTCCTACATTAATTAGTTTCGCTTTGATCTTCTCTGCTTTATCGCTTTTTGAAGATCCAAATATTTTTCCAAAGAATCCTGTTGGCTCGCTCATCATTGGCTCAACCTGAGAAGTGAAAAAGTTGGCTAAGTTAGCCGTTAGTTTTTTATACGCTTCTACATTTTTAGGATCTTTGTATCCCTTATCTAAATAATCAACCCCGTAAACCTTACAGTCGTCATCTTTTGGCTGAGTCTTTGGATTTTCATAATCATCAAATGGAACTTCATCATTTGTCTGATTGTCGATCTTTTTCCACACACCTGCCGCAGCCTTGCCAGAATCTGCTCCCGTGACAGAAGATCTGTCTGCTGCTAAGTAAACATCATTTTCAGCAGCCCAACCAAGCAAAACACTATATAGAGTGCTACCATAACCTCTTCCGATAGATTGCTTTACCGACCAAGTATCAGAACACTCACCACCAGAACCTCCCATGGCGGGAGATGCCTTGGCTAAGTATTTGTTTGGCGCTGCTTGAATAAATCCAAGAACCGAATCTTTATAAAAATCTTCACTTTGTATTTTACTAGCAAAGTCTTCTAGATCTTTTGAGTTGGCTAAGTCTGCCTTTACTTTATCTAAATCAACTATGGCTACCGATACTTCTCCGCCAGAACTTTTAACATAAGCTCCTACGTTCTTTTCTTCTTGTTCATTTAGAAACTTTCGCCACTCTGTTAGTATCTCTTTCATTTTTTAGGCTTTTCCTTAAACCAATCTGGCAACATACCCTCTAGTATGTGCTTTTCATATTCTTTTTCAGAGTCCTCTGGTTTGATTTTTCCATCTACCAGCTTTTGGACAAATCCTAAAGTAATTGCATTTGCATAAATATCACCACACCTAGCTGTAACTTCCTTTTTTAGTTGATCCACAATAATACTCTCACTAGCCTTGGCGACAGCCTCCATCAAATTCTCTGGTATATCAATTTCCATAGTGGAGTAAACAAAATCTTTATGCGGCTTTGGACAGCAGTGTGGAATAGATTCATCCTTCACATAAGTTTGATCAAACTCAGATATTTTTCCATTCCACAAAACCATGTTATCAGTCTCCACATCAGGTTCACCATACTCTTCAATGAGTTCCTCTGCATATGATTTAGCATCTTCATGCTCCCAATTATCTAAAGACTTTTTTTCCTCGTTTATAAACCTTCTCCAGTTCTCAATTAAATGTTTCATTCCTCTCCACCCTCTATATGAATAATTCCAAATTTATCTGAGATAAGTTTTGCGAGATTGCTTGGATTGTCGCTATTCTCTTCTACAAGCTTCTTCACTTCTTCTTTCTTTTTCTCAGAAAGGTTTTCTTTCTTTCCCTCGTATTCCTTTTCTATTTTTGCAATGATTTCATGATACTTATCTAGAGCTTCATCTCTTAGAGCAATCTCTTCCGCATGACTATCATTCAGCGCAGCGATTTCTTTCTTGTGGCTGTCCTCTTTTACCTTCAAAACCTCTTTGACTTTATCAGCACGTCCCTTAAAAAACACCCATACACCGATGGCATATACAATGCCAACTATTATTTTCCAGTATTTTACAACAAAGTCCTTTGTTTTTTTCAGAAAACTAATCATCTTTTTTTCTCGTACACTTTTCAATAAGAACCTGAGTGGATGCTAATCCACACATCAGCCCTGATATAAACCACAATAACATATTATAAGGTTGGCTCAAAAAGAATGCGATCCCAAAATATGCTAGACCAAAAAGTAAAATAGTAGATGGCTTTAGCTTAAGACCCATGCTTCCAAGCCTTCGCCAAATCTACAGCGCCTTGGGAGCCAATGTAAACCAAACTGATTGCAACCCAGTCACTTGAGCTAAGGTTTGCAAAAGCCAGTAAGCCTGTGGCTGTACCCCATACCATCAATTTTCTTGATACTAATTTAGATAATAATTTGTCTAATGTGTGTCTCACAACTATCTCCTCCGTTGAGGTAATTAGTTACTGAGATACAAAAGCGAATCCATCATTTTTCTCAATTTCTATAGTGGTATCAGCAATGTCCTTCAGACTATCGACATGTGAAATCAATAAAACTATCTGATAATAGTTCTTGACCATATCCACAATGCGAACAAAACCTTCCATGTTTTCTGCGTCTAGCGCAGTCGCTGGTTCATCAAGAATGAAAAGGTTGGATTTGGGCAACGATGACACAGAAAGCAGTGCTAACCTGATTGCCATTGCCGCGATTGTTTTCTCAGCACCAGACCCCATTTCAATAGGTCGTGGGTCATGCTTAGGGTGCTTGATGAAGATATCAAGCTTGTTACCATCGTTCTCGAAGAAGATTTCAAAGTCAACAACATTGGCTAGCACCTTTGAGATCTCATCGTTGATGATTGGCAACCTCCTCTTAATAATATCATAAGAGATGCCGTTGGAATGCATGCAGCGCATGAACAAGTCATAAGCAGTATACTTGGTTCTTAGGTCCTCCAAGTTTGTCTGTTGCTCAACCAAGTTGTTGAGTCGCTGTTCCAAAGAGCCATGCTGCTTGTAAAGCTCTAAGATTTCGTTTCTGCATTCTTCGTATTCTTGTTTTTCTCTCTCCATTCTTTCTGTAGCCGCTCTTTTCTCTCCTGAAAGAATTTCCAGATTTTCAATAACTTCTTTGTTCTCTTCGTACTCATTGATCTTTGCCTCCAAATCTTTTATTTCAACTTCCAAGTTTGTTTTCTTGGACTTGCTTTTTTCTATATCAAGTTCGATACGAGCCATTTCGTTTGAAAGGTCGTTCTTTTTCTCGACAACCTTGTTGTACTTGTCTAAGTGACTGTCAACAATATCTGGCTGTAGAGCATTGATATCCTTTTCTATCTCCTCTTTGTTGTTGTTGAGGAGGGCAATCTTCTTCTTACTTTCTGGAAGAAGTTTTTTATGCGTATAAGCGTCTCGTATAAACCTACAATGAGAAAACTCAGAACCACAAGGGACTTCTGATAGGAGTGCGACTTTCTTTTCAATTCCTTCTTGCTCCCTTTCCTCTATATTTATCTCTGAGATGATATTATCGAGGTCTTTTCCCTTATCATTGATAAGTTCTTTTTTGGTTTCTAGCTCATCAATATCAAAGTTATCCAAGAACTGAATAATCTTTTGGTAATGGTCTAGCTTCTGTTTGTGTTGATCTTTCTTTTCAGATATATCAATGTCAACAATTTGTAGCTCGTTGGATTTATTCTCCTTATCCTCCACAACCTTTGCAATGTTTATGATGTTTGCTGGCATTGACTCGATCTTTTTCGTCAAAGCAGTGATTTCATTGCGTATTTCTTCAATCTGCACTTTGTATGTTGCACAGGCTCTCTCTTGTTCTTCAGTTCTTTCAGTGTTCTCGTTCAACAGAAGTTGAGCAGCCTTGATGTCTTCATCATAGTCTTTGCCCTCTAGTGTTTTCAGAGCACCTCTAAGATCTGACGCATCGTCTTTTGCCAACTTGAACTTCTTCTCAAAGATATCCAAGTCCAAAAACTTTGCTAAGATCTCTTTCCGCTTTGTGGAGCCTTCGTTAATATACGACAGAGAACCCATCTGAGATGACATGGAAGTCATTAGGAAATCATCCATTGTCCCCAAGACCTTCTTGATGTTCTTGTCTGTCTCGTTTCTGGTTGTGCCATTCAGAACATCAACATCTTGTGTTACCAAGTTCTGCTTTGTGAAGTCAGTCTTTGTCTTGGCTTCAAGTGTTTCTTCGCCCTTCAGTTTTTTGAGGTACTTCTCCGACTCTCTGTGAATGCTATAGATGTCGTCTCCGACAGAAATCTCTACGTCAGCAAAACAAGTTTGCTTGTTTTGATTAATAACATTGAGATTCTTTCTTTCATTTTTAGACGTGGAGTTGTACATCCCATAAAGCAGTCCGTCGATGATGGAGGACTTACCAGAAAAGTTCTTGCCAAAGATACCTACAACGCCGTTCAACTTAGTAAAATCAATAGAGTTTCCTTCACCGTAATTGAATAAATTGTCCCAAGAGAATTTTCTCAGATTCCAGTTTACGTTTCTTGTAATCTCTTCTTCTTCTTCAGCAATGGCATTATATTTTCTATTAAGTTCATAAACCTTTTGCAAGGTCTGATCATTAGCTTCGTAGTCCTTTAGATACTCATCAATGAACTCTTCCTGAACAGCGATGTCACGGAGATCCTCTTTCTTTAGAGTGTGAGTTATGTGGTCAACACTAGAGTTGCCACTCGCACGATTTAGGAATGTAATTGATTCTGGTTTGAATTTAGTTTTGGCAACATCGATAGCCTTCCTCATCACGTCAAGAGGGAGGTTGTTGTTTGTAGCCAATCGAAGTCTGGAGCCAACTGGAACTGTTAGTGATCTTGGTAGCTTACCCTTTGGTGTCAGGTCGATTGTAATGAACGGCTTAGGGTTCAACAGCACATGGTGCTTGCATGTGTAGTTATCCTTATCCTTTACATCCCATACCAGATATCCCTTGTCGTTCGTTTCTCCAAAATTTTGTTGAACCGTGGATCCCGCATAGCGGATCTTACCTTTCGCATCGAGGGTTTGGTTGGTCTTGTGTATATCCCCAAGGAAAGCATAATCAAAATTATCAAAAATAGAAATGTCATAGTCGCCATAATCCATTGTCCATCCGATATCGGTCTGACAACCGCTGATGGAGCCGTGATAGAGAGCAATATTTACTCTATCATAATTAGTTGGCTCCGACCAATTGTCGGTATCAAACACTGATAAAACGTTGATTGCGAAGTCATCGTTCAATACAGTTTCGCCCGACTCTTTAAGTAAGTGTATGTTTGGGTGCGCCAGTGCTTCCACGATTGGAGTGATGGCGTCTTGGCGGCTACTGTTCTTTAGATTGCCGTCATGGTTCCCCAAGATAATATAAGTTGGCGCAATGTCCCCAAGGTTGCGGAAAAAATCAGTTGCCATCTCCACAAACTCTGGTGAGATCTGGGTCTTGGTGTGTGCGATGTCACCGCAATGAATGATAGCGTCTATCTTTTGCTTTCTCAGTTTCTTGTACATCTGTTTGAATACTGCCTTGTATTCAAAGTGATATTTTAGATTACGGATATGGGTATCCGCTATGTGAGCAAATCTCATTTATACCTCTTATAATTGGAAATTTTTTCTAAGGTGGTCCCCTGCGGCTCGCAAGTCACTCTCTAGCTTGTGTAGGTAAGCGGCGATCAATACGAAGCGCGAAACAAACTGCACTTCATCTAATGCTAATACATCTCCAAATTTTCTACCATCAGCATTTTTATGCTCGTAGACATAATTGAAATAGTATTGCTCTGTTCTTATACCAACCTGTTCTGCCAACTTGTCGTGAGAAGGGTGACAAGATTTACAATGTGCAGCCCATACATTTGACTTGGTACGCATGATAGACGCATCCTGTGCCTGTACGGTCATAGGCAAAAATAGTAGTAAGATAAAACTACTTTTTAGTTTTCTTAGATTTCTTTTTCTTAGGAGGCTTTGCAGCATTGTCATCCCTTATCTTAACCACGAATGGTTTCAAATTAGTAGTATCTGAAAGTTTCCTGACCTTTGCTTCTGTGTGAGTTTTTAGCATCTCGTTTCTTTTTTGATCTGCTTCTTCAAACGAAGAAAACTTAGCCACAATAGTCCATGGTCTACTTACAGTTTCATTCTCTTTTGACATTCTAACCTCTCTTTTTTGTATTGTCAAGAATTATTTTTAGCAACATGCACAGCATTCACAATTGCAAGTAGCGCAACAGCAGCAGCAATGATCTCTAAAAATATTTCTTAGTCTATGTAAAAACTTTTTCATTGTTTAATTTTCCTTAGCAACCACTCGATTGCCTGTTATTTTTTTTCTTTTGAAAGATCTTTTGTTTGATCAACTTTTATATTAGATTTTTTTATAAAACGTAATATCTTTTTTAGTTTCTCGTCATCAGATTTTTCAATTGCTTTTGATAAATAATCAATGTCTTCTTTGTCTAATCCATGACCCTCTGAGATATCATCTTTAGCATCTAAGTAAGCTGCTATAGCCATCTTTTGTTTTTTCTTATCGCTCTTGCCCTTGAACTGTGGCGCTTTTGACTTACGAAAATCATCCACGTAAGCACCCGCACCCATGCTGGGTTTGAGCTTTTCTTGCATTTCTTGGGATGGTGTAAGCAGGTAATCTCTTGCTTTATTGAGATACTCAGAAGCAATAGTAATCTTAGACATCCACCAAGCTGGTAATTCGCCATCGACAGCTTGTAGACCTTGAAGAATCTGCCCTGCGTCTTCAATGGCGAGTTTCATTTTTCTAGCAGCGGAGGGAACGTCAGTATGTCCGTCTTCGTTTATTGTCCTTGGAGAAGCTAGCATTTCGCCGCTAGTGACATTCTTGACAACATCCATAAGAAACTCAACTGCCTTATCGTGCATCACTTGCGAATCTTTAGAAACCGGTTCGCCAGTGCCGGCATAGGTCTGATCTACATCTGTTGGTGTAGTTATCTCTTCATATGCCATCTTAATAGCAGATTCAAGACTTTCGATAGTCTCTACGTCAATGCTTTCATCCAATTGTTCGTCTTGTTGCTCCAACTCCTCTTGGACTTCATCTCCAAACATTTCACCAGCTTCTTCGTTTGTAAGAACAACTTGAAGCTCTTCTCTGATGATCTGTTTGAGTCTCGCTTTTGTCATTTTCATTTTTTATCTTTCCTTTCTGGGTCATCTTCGTCTTTCTTATTGTGCATATGCTCATTTACAAGAGTCTGCTCGATGTCTGATTCTGTCAAGTTTCTGATGATTGTGTCACCAAATTTCATATCATAAACGCCAATCTCGCCATTCTCATTGAGGGAATGCCAAAGAACTTTTCCAACAGCGTTTTTCTCGTTGATTCCGTATCTTTCCTGCAAAGCTGAACTCAGCTTTCCTTCCTTCATTCATTTGTGTTTAAGGTCGTCAAGTTCCTTTTCGAGTTCTTTCTTTCTTTTTTTCTCAGCTTTTGTGAGTTCTTCTGCAATAATCTCTTTCAAACGTTGTTTTGTAATTTTCATTTGTATCTCCTTAGACTGAATTTATGGCTTGGTACAATAAGTAGTTTTCATCATTCAAAAAGGAAGCCTTAGATTTTCTCTGCAAAAACTCCTCTTTTGACATCTCACCAACATCGGTGTATGGGAGTATGTCAATCTTGTAGACTTTTACATCATAGGACAGCAATTTCTGTATGATTCTCCTCGTCTTTTTCTCTGCGTCAGGGTCAAGTGCCAAATATACATCTGACCCGTGATTTACTATCTCTTGAAATAGTTTTCCGTCTTCCTTAATATAAGAGCCAAGAATTGGAATGGCATTGGCTCCTGCGACAACTGCGTCAAATACACCTTCGACAAGAGTGATATCTTTTGTCCAATCAACCATTAGCTGGTTGAACACAATATTCTTTGATACTGGTGGGTTCTTATACTTGGGAAATGCATCGCCGTAAGCTCTGCCAACAAAGTAATTTAGATAGCCTTTATCGTCAAACGATGGGATCATAACTCGACCAGCATACTCGCCCTCTGAGCAGTAGCCCATCTTCCAATTGATAATGTCCTCTTCGGAAACATCACGACTCTTTAAATACCTTTTGACTCGCTTGGTGTCATAACAGTCGCTAGCGTTGACAAGAGACTTGAATTCCCTTGGCAAACGTACTTTTATTGGTGGGTCAACTTCTTCCTGAGCAAACAGGGTATCAAAGTCTAGGATGTTGGTGCGGTTGGTTAGCTTGTCCCATTCTGACAATTCTTCACGAGATCCAAACTTTCTGACTAGTCTGCGGATGTCATTGCCGCTTGTTTCGCAGATCCAACATTTATATTTGTTTTTTGGTATGTTTACGGAAAGTTTCTTTTTGTGGTGATTGCAAAAGCCGCACTTGAAAATGTATTCTTCACCAGATACATAATGTCTACCCAATACGTCTGAAAGAATATTTACTTTTTTCTGCTCTGACAAATTTCGTATCCTGCCTTTGCTATAACAATACTGTCAGCAATGTCATAATATTTAGGTTTGAGATTGCCTGATTTTGTATACTCTACAGTAAATTTAGGTTCGTTGTCAAGCAAAAACTTAACAACCTGCTCTTTTGCCTTTGTACCTTTTGCAATTTTTATGCCACAGGATTTCCGAGCGGATGATGCAGAAATGTGTTCTGGCTTTACTCCAAGCTCCCTAAAACAAAGATAGGTGACAACGCCATTGAAAGATGAGAGCGTTGATAACGTCTTTGCTGATGAAAAACCTGAACGGAACATTTGTAAGCTTTGTTCGATAAAAATATGAGAAAATTTACCACTACCCTCATACCATGTTTCATGACGAAGATGTCTTATTGTTTCAAATACTTTTTGATATTTCGCGTAAATGTCTGGGTAATGGTTTTTGTTTCGCAAATCTAGTGCGTCGGTTTTTACAATCTTGCCGTCATTGTCAATAATTGTTATGCCGATAATGCTTGTGGAAATGTCTAAGCCTAAAATCATATATATTATATATCAAGTTTTAGCTTGAATGTAAACTCTCTGTCTTCAGTTTTTTTCACAGGGTTTGCAACTTTGGCGACACCAATAAGATTTTTGTCTTTATCGTAAATTCCAACTCTGGAGATAAAAGTTTGTTTTTGAAACGATCCAGTTGGATCCTCGTATGAACTAGACACCGTGTTTTTTATCTCAATGTTGCTTGGCTCTGTAAATTGAGTAGATGTTGATTTTGCATCAAACGATGTTATCCTATTAGAGTAATCAATGTAAGTGGGGTTGCTAGAATAATTCAATTGACCTTTAGGGGCATGTGCTAACATTGTTAAAACAGGGACGTAATTTATTCCTTGAAACGACATATCAAAACTAGAAGAGGGTACATTGTGTGAGGGGTATGAGCCTGTGGTGCCAAAGTATATCCATTTTGCAGTGGTGCTTCCGCCTCCAACAACATAATCCTCTTGGTGAGAAGATATGTTCCAACTACCTGTCAATAATATAAAACCCTCATTGTACAATGCAACACCTGCCACAGACCCAGAGCCCGTGGAGCCCTCTGGACCTGTTTGCACTAATTCGCCATTTTTTCTAATGTCTCTACATTCAGCGGCTAATGTACCAGTGATGTAAAATTTCAAACTAATCGTTCCCTTGCTTATTGAAGAGCCATAGAAAATTGATGGGATGCTGATCATGGATATGTTTTGTTGTGCCTTATCCCATCCAAAAAATGAGGAACTGTACTCGTAGTGCTCGCTAAGGTACTTATAATAATTCAAAGTGTTTTTTAGGGCAAAAAGTCTTGGTTTATTGACCGTGGTTCCAACAACGTCGGCAGTGCCTCCGTCCAAATAATCTCTGGAAATACTGGCGCTCATGGGGTAAGATCCAGAAATCGTATCCCCATATTGGAATTGATTGAAGGCATTTGTGCTAACAGTTCTAAATGCCGTTCTACTACCCCCTTTTGTTAGAAAAGGATGAATCAGACTATCACTTGGTCTATCAATGTTCAATTCATAGAGGCTAATGTGACCACTGGGGACCATTCTCTCTTGAGAGGCTATCATTCCAGAGCGGTCTGATTTGTTGTTATAATATATCTTTGAGTCATTTATATAAAATTGTACATATGGATGAGTTTCAATCCGATTGTAAAAGGTATCATTTTGTTTGAAAGTATAATAGAACATACAATTATTATCCGCTTACAAATAAGTAGTATATTTGAGCTTTAATAATCTAACCTAACTCTCAGAGTAAGCTCAGTATCTGGTTGTTTTTTGATTGGTTCAGATAATTTTGCAACTGCCAAGAGTTCATTATCAGCAGAATATAATCCAACAGTTGTTATGTACGACACTGGCATATCAAAAGTATTTGTCTTTACTCTGATCTTACTTCCGGACAAATACGTTGGATTTGTGCTGTAGTTGAAATCATTGTGATTTGCTCTACAGAAGTAAATCGTCGAATTTAGTTCGGTAGTGTTGTTGAAAGACAAGTTGTGCCAAGAGTTTCTAATACTGTCACATGAGGCAGATATTGTCGCACCAGATAACACAGTATTTACACTACCCGTGTCGTACCCTGCGCCAGAAAAACCAAACTCGCCATCCCAAATAGATGATGTGAGAACAGCGATCCCAGCCTGATAATAAATGTGCCCAACACCAGAATCTGCGTTTGGTGTTGCGGACGACGTATATAAAATTCCATACTCACCAGCAGGTGAGTTGATTCTAAATTCATTTTGAGCATTGTGATCAGCAATTGCCTTTGCATCAGTTCTTGCGGAGGGGATTCCGCCAGTATAAAATGAAAAAGATACAGTTCCCTTTTTTATCTCATCTTTGCCCAAAAGTCTTGCGAAGTTTATAAAGAATACTTCTTTCATCTTCACACCACCACCGGCAATATCACCATCCTGATCAAATTGTCTAATGTTTCCAGTCAGATCGTGCCCCACTAATAATTGAGCCATCTGATTGTAAATGTTGATTTTTTTGCTTTGATCCGCAGCAACAGCGGAGGACTTAGAAAGAGCAGAGTCACTAGCATAACCACAGGTTATATCGTATATGTGGTTCGCTGACGAGCTAAGATAAGGATAATCATATACGGACTGAAACATTTCATGCCCATAATTCTTAATGTTGGAGCTTGTTGTTGACCCCTCATTATAAGTTCCAGAGACAATAGATCCAGTGATTGGAATTGCCTCATGCAATAAGGTTCTAGTTGAAGTAATGTCGTTATTTAAGAATGTTTTGTAAGTTGTTGCCATTTTGTTTCCTTATCCTATATTGATTTCAAAAATCTGATTGGTATGTCCAATCTGTATCCAGTTGTGGCTCCGCTGATTCTAACTGTGGAATCAATGTAGTAAAAATTTCCGGAGCCGAGTCCGCCCATATCTGTGGCTGAAACTATTCCGCCTAATTGCGTAAACAAGAAAGTGCTTGAATTCAAATCGATTGATGCCTTAATCTTGAAAAGCAGCCTTGTCCCCCTCGGACCAGCAACAGCAGTAGCACCTTGGGTTGCCTTAGTTGGGTTGGTGAAAGTTTTCACAAATTGCGTATCAGTATTTAATGTTAGATAGTAACTGGCGATTTGATCATCATCAATAAAACTAACTTTAGCGGCTGTGCTAGTGTCTTTTGGTCCTGAAACCAACTGCCCCAATCTATTATCAATTTCAACAATATATTGTGTTTCTACTAAATCTGCATCTAGCGGGAAAGTTCGTGGTATTTCAGTTGTATCCAGACCTTGGTGTGTGGCAATATAACTGCCGTCAGTTTGGGGTCTGGATCCAAAGATCACCCCGTTAGGTGCAGTTGTTTCAGCAGCGATTATATTGTCTTCTGTGTCATTATCTACTAAAATAACATATGATGTTCCATCGCCTAAATCAGCATATGGTGATCCTATACCATCAAACGTCACTTGTTTAATTACAGGCAAATAAAGAAGGTTGGTTCTAGGAATGGAAATTAGCTTTGACTTCATAACAGATGTGTTGTTTGTGAAAGCTTCCAACACTGGTGTTTGGAGAATGCTCAGGTCATAATATGCCGAACCACTAGTGTTTGTTTTATCATACAAAGTGTAGTTGATTTCATCATCACCAAGAGCAAACTTTACAATCTTAAAACTACCATCTCCACGGGCCAATCTCATTCGGCCTGTATCAGTTAAAACTGCGTCTAGTATTATATCACCCGAATTGTCTAAGAAAGCCATATCTATTCTCCTCTTTAACTAA